GGTGAACAGGGAAACCCGCCCCTCACGCCAGGCTGCACCACAGGATCAGAATGCGGCCTGGAACAGGAAGCCGGCGTCCGCGCCGACCAGCTCGGCCGAGAATTCGTCGAGCACGGCGTTCTTCCAGCTGCGGATGTCGCCATCCCATTCGACAGCTTCGACCAGCGGGTGATTGGCCAGCTGATAGGTGTAGCCGTAGCTCGGCAGCGGCATGGCGCGCATGCCCTCGGGCGGCACCCACGCCAGGATCGCATCCGTTCCCCAGACATCCACGGTCGTGGTGTCATCGGTGTCGTAGATCGCATCGCCGACCACGACGGTCGGGATGTCGAAATACGTCTGCAGCATCGGAACGCTGACTGCCGAGGCGTTTGTGTACTTGAAGTGATCCTTGATCTTCGGGTGCTTCTGCAGCGCGCTGTAGCCCTTGCCGGGGAGCACCAGCGTATTGGGACGCCGACCGATGCGGCTGCGGATCACTTCCTTGGCATCCGACACCTGGCTCAGCGGATCACTATCGACGCTCGACCATTTGGAAGTGCCGCTGAGCGCAGCCTTGTTGGACGCGGCGTAGCTGGAGGCGTTGCGCGCCACGCTTGCCTGCTGGATTTCCTTTTCCATGGCGATCACGGCCAGCACCGTATCCACGCCGGTCTGCTGCAGGTTGATGCCGGGCACCGAACCGGCCTCTTCCTGGTGCTCGATCGGCACGACGCTCGCCAGCGCCTCCTGGTGGAGGTTGACCGCCTTGCCTTCGAAGCCGAATTCGAGCCGGGCGATCGGCGAACCAGGCGCGCGTCGGGTGCGGCGGCGACGGAAGCTGGAGCGGTCGAATTCGATCCGCTTGGCCGCGCGCGTCGGCATGGTCACCGTGGGGAAAAGGAAGCGACCGATCATCTCGGCATTGGTGTAGCCGCGAGCGTGATTGGTCAGGATGGGATCGACAACGCGCGCCTGGGCAGCGTTCATCTGTTGGCCGACAGTCATGAAATGGATCTCCGAAAATTGGATTTGCGCCGGTGGTGAAGGGTCAGCGGGCAGGCAGCGCGCGCCTGCCCGCTGGGGTTCGCGGATTACGGGGTGAGCAGCATCTCGATGATCTTGCCGTCGCCGGGCGAGGCCTCGATCGCGTAGCCCAGGATCTCGCCACTGCCGCCCTGGGCGATGGCCTTGCCCGCAGCATCGGACTTGATCGGCCCGCCGACCGCGATCGCGCCACCTGCTTCCACCTTGGTGGTGCCCAGCACATTGACGGCGACCGCATCGCCAGCGGCGGCGGCATATTGCGCGACGCCCAGCGCCTTCGCGCCTGCGCCGCAAACGGCCCCGGCAAAGGTGACGAAGCGATTGGCGGCCAGCGCGGCGGCAGCGATGACCGTCGGGGAGAAGATCGGGGTACTCTGCATCGGGGTTTCCTTCAGGTTGAAACGGGGTTGAAAGCGGGCTGCGCGCCAGTCAGGAAGCGCAGCCCTGCGGCGGCATCAGCGCGCGAACGTCAGACCTGGGCCTGGCGAACGGCGTCCATCCAGGCCATGTCCGGCTTCTCGGCCTGGATCGCCTTCGCTCGATTGAAGAGCTCGACCTGGGCGGGATCCACCGAATAGCCCGGAGGCGCGGCGAAGCTGGCGACCTTGGCCTTGGGATCGCTATCCTTCGGGGCCAGCTCGGCAAAGCTCACCAGCGGCTTCGCGCCGCCCAGCAGCTTCTTGAGCGCGGCGGCGGGCGGCATCGTGTCGGCATCGCCTTCGCCGAAGCTCACCGGCTCGCTCGCCTCGCCGAGCTGGTCGAGAACGCCGACCAGCAGCGCCTTGCCAGCGGGGGCGAGCGTGCCCTGGGAAACCATGCCCTCGGCAAAGCTCACATGGTCGGCATGGCGGGCATCGCGCGCCGCCTTGATCGCGGCGTCCTCGCGCGCCTTGATCGCGGCCTCGCGCTCGTCCAGCTCGCGCTGGCGCTCGGCGAAATCGACAGGCTTGTCGTCGGTCTTGGTGGTCACGTTGGAAGTCTCCTGGCTGGGATCGTTGTCGGGGGATTCGTGCAGCGCGAAGCTGACCAGGCCGTCGGCGTCGCCCTCGGCGAGCGAGACGGTGCCCAGGCCTTTGACGGCGGGGGCGGCGGCACCCAGGAAGCCGATATGCTTAAGGTACCATTTGCCGGGCTTGGGATTGCCGTGGTGCGTGGGCGGGTAGAACGAGGCGCTGACCTTGCGGTACCGACCTGCATTGACGGCCTCGGCAAATTCGGGCGCGACCTTGTCGACCTCTGCGATCAGCTGATCGCCTTCAAGGCGCAGGCCGGTTGCCCAGCCATAGGCGGGATGATCGGTGAGCGGGTGGCCGATGACCAGCGGCGCGGGGTCGCCCTCCGCGTCATAGGCGGCAGCGGCCTGCACCAGGTCGTCACGTGAAAAGCTGTGGCGGCTCCCGTCGACCGACGTGAAGCTGCCCGGCTTGAAAATGCGGATGGTGCCCGCGCCGCTGCTGAAGGAAATTGCCTGATCCATGGACCATGGCTTAGGCCGGGTCCGCAGCGCCCATCGGGGTAAGCTAGCTTACCCGGCTCCGGATCGATCAGGCAGCTATCGTCTGGCCCGGATCAGGCGAAAAGGCAAGCGCGATGCATGAGGCCATCTCTCCTGGTCGGACTTCCACAGGAGACGAAAATGGCTTTTGACACGATAGCTTATGTCGGCCCGGTCAAGACGACGGTCACCCTGCCAAACGATGGTGTCCTGGTCCAGCCGCGCAAGCTTGGCACCAGGGGCGGCAAGATCGCTCGCTACATCACCATCAAAATCGGCGCTGGCCTCGCTACCAAGCTTGCAATGCACCGCGATCGCCACCCCATGGCGGTGCAGCTGGGCCGCGACAACGATGCCGGCAAGATCGCCCTGGCCCTCGACATGCAGGGGCAGTTCATTGCGACCAAAGCAAAGAAGGGTGGCAGCTACACCCTGACGATCAACGAAAGCAGCGCTGCGGGCAAGTTCGCCTTGGCCTTCGACACGTTCACCAGGGAAAATGTGGAGGTGCTGAAAATGCAGAGCGGGCAGCACTTCTGCGCGTTCCTGGCGACAAGGGGTATGCTGGACGCGGAGGGCTGATCACCGGAGATTGCTCCATATCGGGGAGACTGTAGCTTTCGGACTCAAACATCGAACTGTCCACGGTTAAGGTTGCCTCCAGAACATTGGGGGTGCCTATGAGTGAAGATGCTATTTCCGTCACATATGATGGAGGCGATGCCAGGCGAAACACGATAGACGCCAAATTGTTCGGCCTGTCCCTTCAAGGGCTTGATCGGATGGTTTCAGACTGTCTGATCATTTTCTCGCAGGAGCGCTTGCCCAAGCGCGGGGAGCGCGCGCCGCTATTGCTCAAGGCCCGTGAACCGGAAGCCGGCAGTGTGACGGTGCCTCAGGTTATTCAGGAGGCGTCAGACCTCCTGGGGATTGGAATTCCAATCCTTTCTGCAATCGGTCCGGAAATTGTAGCTCACTACGTTTCGGCTGTGCGCGATCACTTCAAAGGTAGGGATGACGCCGTGGAGATCGCGATAAACAAGATGGCGGAGATGCATCGGGTTGCACTTGAAGCCATGGCAGTGACCCAACGTGACGCTTTGAAAACGGTAGACCAGATGGACCAGCGTCGACACGAGGAGGCCATGGGGCTCCAGGATATTCTGCGCGCAGCGATCGCCGGTAGCGGTGCAGCAGCGAGTGACTATGTCGCGCCAATTGGAAGGTCCGTCGACAATGCTTCGTTCAAGGCAGGCAGGGCCGAAGCGGTATTCGTGAACAAGGAAGATGCAGACGCCATCCGCGAATCCCAACGCCTGGACTGGGCAACGCCTGCCAATGAGATTGTCGCCACCGATGGGTTCCGCTTCCATACCAGCGGACTAAGCATCGAAAACCCTGACCGGGATGGCTTCATGATGGCCGAAGTGCAGGACCCGGTGTTCGACCAGGAATCCAACCCATACACCATCGCAGCACAAAAGCGCGCGAGGATTGAGGTGCTCGCGCGGCGAGGATACAAAAATGGCAAACTGGCCCGACTGCTCATCCTAGACTTCATTCGGGAGGTAGATGATCGGGCGGCATAGGTTGCGCCGGTAGCCTCGATTGGCTCATGGCAAAAGACTTGCCCGAATTTCGCGATGGGCAGCCTGTCCATGCATGGTGGCAGGCTTTTGGGTATCCTCGCTAGGGTCGGGACAGAGATCGCGCCTCACGGGGCTTAAATCGGGTTGGATGGATTGGCCGGGCATGGTCGCCTATAGCTTGCCACTGGTGTCTTCGGCGGCTCGCTTCGATGCCTCCTGAGCTGCCGCGATCGCTGCATCTAGCTCGCGAGCTGGCAGATAGATAATCGTGATCATGGCGCGATCGAGTCCACTGCTACCGGGGCAGGCAAGCATTTTCCGCCGCTGCTCGGACTCCGCAAACTCCCAAACGGCCCTCGCCATCTTTCCCATACCATAAGGGGGGAGCAGCCGCGCCTCACGGCTAATTGTCAAATCCACCAATGCCGCAACAGAACCGCTGCGATACCCAGCAATCTTGCGAACTGGCCTTCCGAGGCGCGCGCTCTCTCCCAGCGCGATCAAAATCTCGAGCTCGTTGAGCTCGCCAGCCTCAAATGCGGGTTCGCCATATTTTTTGGCTAGCCCGTCCCGAATTGGTTGGAATGTTTCAGGGAACGTGGACGCGCACAACTCACCGCTCTGCAGAACTGCCTGACCAAGCCTTCCCGATGCAAAGGTCGCACCGATCTGGAAAGGCACGCCGGCCACGACGTAGCCCTCTCCGTCGTAACTGATATCCACCCGCCTGGGGTCGTTTGGCTTTCGCTCATTAACGACCTTCACCTTCCGCACCGACTCTACGGTGGACAGCACCGCAGCAGCCTCCTGAGGCGTCATTCCTGTTCGAAGACCCTGCCACAGGTCAATGTCGTGTTCAGCATGTTCCTGGATCGCTGCTTGTTCGGTTTCGGCCTGCGATATCGAAGGCGAAATTACCTGTGCAGCCAGTGCGAGTATTAACGATAACACTATTCTCTCTCCCGAATAACTCGTCGGAAGCTATAGCATCTTGCCCGTCCACACAACGCGACCGATTAACCGAACGCGCTCGTCGTACTCGCGCTTGTCAATCCTGACAGGCTGGTAAACCTCGTTGCGACTGGTCAGCGCGATCGCCGCGCCCTCTAGCTGCACACGCTTCACCATGAGCATTTCATCCAGAGTCAGGACGAAAAGGCCATTTTCCAGCGTTGCGCGCTGAATGTCGATCATGATCCAGTCACCGTCGCGCAGATCGGGCTCCTGGCTGTCGCCCTTCACCTTCAGCAGCCGCAAACCAGCGACCTGGCCGAAATTCTCCCGCAACCAGGCCTCGGGGAATCGGATCGAAGCATGGTCCAACTGAGCAACGGGAACCAGCGAGCCATCGCCGGCAGAGGCCTCAACATCATGCAACGCGGGGACCGAGAACGTCTCCCAGGGCACAGGTGCTCGATCTATCGGGTTGATAGACCCAGCGGAGCCTACGCCGGTCAGCACGTAATCCATCGACACCCCGAGCACCTTGCAGAGCGCGGCGAGCTTGGAAACGCCTGGCTCGCCGCCCTTCGCAGAAAGCAGGTGGCTGAGGTTGCTGGCCGACATCCCAGCGATCTTTGCGATTTCAGCCTGGGATCCGCGTCCCTGGATTAGCGCTCGAATGCGCGCACGCGCAGCTTCGTCCCAAAATCCGCTTGTCGAATCCTGAATGCTGTTGACACATTCTGTATCATCAGTATTGATGCTCATCGAACACCGTTGAGGAATATGGGATGGACTGGCACCCCGAGGATATTAAGGCAGCGATCCGCAAACGCGGTGAAACCCTGACGTCGCTGGGTCGCCGCTGTCAAATTGACCAGCGCCTTATTTCGCTTGCCCTGATCTATCCCCACAAGGCGGCAGAAGCGGCCATTTCCGGCTTCCTGTGCGTGCCTGCTCATACCATTTGGCCTTCTCGATATCATGCCGACGGGAAGCGAAAGCGTCCGCAACCCGCCCAGAACTATGACCGCAAGCCCCGCGCAATCGTGACGGGAGCGGCTGCATGAATACCACCTACCACAATGCGTACCTAGATCGCACCGTTTTTGTTCCATTCCAAATCAGGACACCGGGTGATGATGGATTTAGAATGGTGCCTGGCGCTGAGCGCGATGTGCGCAGCTTTTGCTGGGCGTGGTGGACATTCCTCGAAATCGACCCGGAATTGCTTCCTCGCGACCTTGAAGGTGCAAGCCAGGAGAACCTGATCCGCTTCCGTCGCAGCGAGCAACGCGCCAAGGCGCTAGCATCCGCTTGCGAGGTCGCAGTCTTCAATCGGCAGTACCACCCCGCCTTGGGCGACATGTTCGGGTTCCTGTGCACCGTCAGGAGCGGTGCCGTTTCCCAAACTGACTTTCATGCGATCATGGGTATACCCACGACAGCGTCGGCCATCGCCTCAGCCGAAGCGATCGCGGTCGCCATTGACTGCCTGCCTGTCGGCAAGGACATCCGCACCCGTCTGAAGGGCCATGTCCAGGCGCATATCGAGCTGCTGCGGCGGATCGGGGGCGACCCCGCATGAAGGTCCAGACGCACCTGACCGCGCAGCAGATCGCAGACCTCAAGCTTGATGGCTTGCCACGCTCTGCCTATCGCATCCGCGAGCGCGCCCTGGCTGAAGGCTGGGAATATCTCGAGCGCCCGGCCACCTTGGGCGGGCGGCATTTCTCCATCGCAGCGCTGCCCGAGGCGGCGCGCGCAGACCTCTTGGCGCGCGAAGCGGCCAAGCGATCGGATACGCCGCGCGCAGCCAATGAGAACCGGCGCGGTCGCGGTCGGCCGAGCTGGTGGGACGAGCACCCCGAGGTTGCAGAGGCGGTCGAGGCCTATCTCTGCCAGCGCAAGCTCTCGTCGACCGTCATACTGGACGCCCTGCGCGCCGATTTCAGCGATCTGCCCACCGGCAGGACGCTGCGCCGGTTCATCAAGGAATTCGAGGAGCGGCGCACAGCGCTGATCGCTTCGTTCCGGAACCCCGACCAGTTCAAGGGCAAGCACCGCGTTTCGATCGGCAATATGTCGGCGACGGTCACCGCCGCGCATCAGATCTGGGAGATCGACACGACCCCGGCAGACGTGATGACGACTGATGGCCGCAAGGCTGTGCTGGGCCTGATCGACCGCTTCTCGCGCCGTGTCCGCTTCGTGGTGTGCGATTCCGAAAGCGCGCAGAGCGTCCGCAATCTTCTGATCGGCACGATCCGCGCCTGGGGTGTGATGCCCGAGGCGATCATCACCGACCAGGGCAGCGGCTTCATCAACCGCTCGATCGTCAGCGCGCTGGAGATCCTGGGTATCGAGCATCGCCCGTGCCCTCCCGCCAGCCCGGAGCGCAAGCCCTTCATCGAGCGCGTCTTCGGAACCTTCACCCGCCAGCGCGCCGAGATCTATCCGGGCTTTATCGGTCACAATGTCGCCGAGGCCCAGGCCCTGCGTGCCCGCGCCCGCAAGGAAACCGGGCGCGCCGTGATCGAGGCCGGAATGTCAGCCGCCGAGCTGCAGGCCGCGATCGATGCCTGGACGGATGGCGTCTACCATCTGACCGTCCACAGCTCGCTCAAGATGACGCCGATGGCAAAGTGGCAAAGCTCACCGGCGAGCGCCGCTGCCGCACCTGGCGAGGATGTTCTTCGCATCGCGCTCTCCGCCGATGTCGGACCGCGCATGGTCGGTAAGCGTGGCATCCAGTGGAGGAGCGGGCGCTATTGGTGCGCGGCGCTCGCCGCCTATGTCGGCCAGACCGTGCTGGTGCGCCGCGACGAGGACGACATGGGCGCGCTGTTCGTCTTTGACGAGGATAGCCGCTTCATCGACGTCGCCGTCAATTACGAGCGCGCAGGCCTGAGCCAGCAGGATTTCGCGCGACAGGCGCGGCAGCATCAGGACCAGTGGATGAAGGTGCAGCGCGCGGAGATGCGCGACCGCATGCGCCGTTACAGCATCGATCGCGCCGCGCAGGACATCATGCGCGCGGATGCCGAGGCCGCTGGCAAGGTCACCTCGCTGCCGATGCCAACGCACCGCGCAACGACGGCGGCGATCGACAGCATCGCCATGCCGCCCGCGCCCAAGCCCGCGCGCCCTGCGCGCCCCGCGATCGCCAGCGACCCGAGTCCGTTGGCCGAGCTCACCACCGCCGAAAAGGTCGCGCGTGCCGACGCCATTTTGGGCGCGGCGGGACGCGGCGAGCCGGTCGATGAAA